CAGGTCACACACTAGTAGCCAACTCCGACATGGGTGGTCTTATAGACTTCATGGAAACTGTGAGCGCAGACCAGAACAATATACGATACTCACCACAAGATGTTGAGGCTGCAAGGAAGTTCCTACTAGACCAGGACGATATACCGCACTCAGCCCACCGTCTAATAAATACGGTGCAAGACTTTACAAGAGACCAGCCCCTTGATGCGCTCGACGCTGACGCAATCCTTAGTGGCTGGCACGAGTTTAATCAACTACTACCTGGGGGTGACCCGCTTGAGTTTGCCGACGACTGGTACGATCACGCCCTAGCCTCTAATAAGAACATGCCGGAAGGTATGGTAGAGCAGTTCGCTGACACAGTAAAGGACTACCTCGACTGGGCTAGGTCGAATCCAAACATCAAGGAATCCCTACCCTCCGTAGACATTGAGGGGCTCAGTGACCGTCAGAAACTAACCATAGACCTACTGTCGTGGATCAGCATAGGTGCCCCCTCTGCCCGTTCGGGAGAACCGCAAAGGAACAAGAGGCTTTCGGACTTCTTCCCCACTACAGCGGAGGACATATTAACCGGAGAGAGTTTCTTTAACGCAACAGGCATATACATTGACACCACAAGCATGACGTATGGGTATGAGATTGAGTTAAGTCATGACACCCCGGAGTTCATGATCCACTTGAGGGACGAGGGCTTGGTGCCGAAGACCCTTAATGAGTACACAACTGAGTATGGGCTATTCGCTTCCCGTCTACCCAGGACGATACGCAGTAGGGCGGGTGATTATGGAAAGACAACACGTGAGTACATGAGGGATACTATGGGCATCGACACACGTAACGTGGGAAGGGTAGCGTACATAAACCCCTCGCTTACCGGCCCCGACAAACCTGGAGAGGTGCAAGAGTATAGGATAAGGCCGTACACTACGGAAGAGATGGGTGTCTTTACTGATCGAGTTCTTAGATATGAACTCTCAATCATGGCCAATGAAGATAACCTTTGGAACTTCTTGGATCAACAAGGTATTCCTTCACTGCCGTTCACGAAAGTACAAGGGTCTACGCGTAGGAAGGTGGGAGGACAGAAGGTCTGGACCGTAGATCTGGGCGAGGGGGACGGTAGAGGACTTACCGGAGAAGAGGTGATTGAGGCAGCGGGTACTACAGCGATCTCCATGACGCAAGGCGTGGCTGACTGGAATAAGCAAATGTCTGCCCCGCTGAATCTACCAAAACTCCTTGAGGACTTGACAGAAATGCAGATTAGGATCGTAGACGACATGGGTAGGAATAACCTTCGACGAACCGCAGGTGAAATAAACGAACAGCGATGGTATCTGAAGAACAAACGGTTTGAGAATCAGAACCTGATACTGGATCGTATGGCCCGCAAGATCGAGACCTATGGATACTACCTGGAGCAGGTTGATCGGCTTCCTTCCGCAGGAATATACGGGGCTGACTGGGAGCGCCATGCCAGGATCGTTGAGCAGAAGTTGAGGGCGATCAGTGAATGATGGAATAACCAAGCCGGGTATCTATAGTAGGCGACCAGGATATGCCATACCTCCTGGTGCAAGGATGCAAATGATCGAAGCAGCCAAGGAAGGCCCGTCATTTTGGTCAACCCTTGGTGCGCACAACCGTGAATACCTTGGCATAGGTGGCACAGTATCACGAGCCTTCAAAGATCCTGACTTGCTGCTCACTGGTAATGAGCCAGTTGTCACTGGTGTGTACGAGTGGGGCAGGGACTTCCTGTCATACATGACTGCGGGTTCCGACGAACACCTTGCCGAAGGTGTAAAAACATACCTTGATGACTGGGCAGAGGAGGGGATGCAGACATTCCGTACAGACGTCATGGGTTACACACCCACTGAAGGCGACTACAGCGGTACCCTGCCCAAGTTCTCAGACGAGGAGCGTGCCGAAAGGTTCATAGATCGCCTGAACAGTGAACTCACAGAGGAGGGTCGTGCGGCCCTTATCCGTATGTACGAGCAGAGCCAAGCGGACAGGGATACACTACACAAGTCCGGCATAGGGTGGCAGTTACTTGCGGGCTTAACAAGTGCACCATGGGACGAGCAGATATACGCAGACTTCTTCATAACAAGGGGCGTACTCACCCGAGCCCGTGCTGCTGCTGGTGCCAGTAAACTCTACACGATACTAGCCGCCTCCTTTGCTGCCACTGCTGGTGCGGGCGCTACCTCTGCTGTCCGTGAGGCCATACTTTACCGTGGCATTGGCACCAGGACACCGAAGGAAGTTTACACCAACATAATATTTGAGACAGCCTTTGGTGCAGTGCTGAGTGGGGCCGCTGCGACGATGTCCGTTGGGTACAGGAGTGCCGTTCGTCGTCGCTTCGGTGAGGACACAGTGCCGGAGGCGTTAGACAGTGCCCGAGCAGTTATGCTGGACAACATAAAAGCCCGACCAGCATTGCAGGGTAAGGTAGAGTCGCTGATCGAATCCCTTCGTGCGGGTAGATCCCTGGACGAGGACCTTGTTGGCGATGACGCATGGAACCAGATACTTGACGGCGTGAACAAGAACATCGTCGAGTTGATTGGGCTACGGCGTGGTTCATGGGGCAACTTCTTCTTTAATAAGTTATTCTTCTTCACCCCTAACATGCGCATGGCTGTTAGCAAGAGTAAAGAAGCCAACCGTATTATCGACGTGTTCACGGACACCGCCCTTGTGAAGACAGGTTCCACACATGGTACGAGTCTTGAACGCCTTAAGGCCATGGTCGAACTACACGCAGTGGGTATACGCAGGGCGCAAAGAGGAATCTACGACAAGGGTAAGGCGGAGGGTGCGAACTTCAGGAGAGACCTACCCGTCATCGACTCAGGCTACGACCACTTCGACATAGCAGTGGAGATGGCATACCGAAGACTCGACGACAACTTCGATCCCAACCTAACAATAATGGGCGCAGACGGTAGCGGGTTCCAGCCATTCAAGACGAGCGACGGAAAGCAACTGAACCCTGCTGCTATAAAGGCTATCAAGGAAGCACGCGCACTGTTTGGCGAAGAGCAGAAGTTGTTCGACGACATGGTAGTACTCGCTGGCATGATGACACGCAAGGAGGTTACTGATCGCAAGTTGTTCTACGTAAAGACGCATAATGAGAACTTCGTTCACAGGATCATTGACAGAGAGGCGGTATCTCGACACCGTAGCGAGTTCTTGAAGTTGCTCAAGGAGGGATGGGAGGACCTCGCTGACAAGCAGCGCCCTGAACTGAGGGAGTCACTCGAACGCCTACAGAAGGCAAAGGTGGAGGCGCAGGAACACTTGCGTGGGTCGGAGGGTTCTCTTGCTGCGGTGGTTGAGGCCAAGGAAGAACTGAGGTCCTCTCGTAGGAGAATACGTGAGATAGATCGCCAGATAAAAGAACAGACGGAACTAGAGAGCGTGTCTCATGCTTCCGTAGAACTACCAACTCACAAGGAGTCCGAGCGGAGCATGAAGGTTCTCTTCGGGGAGTCGTACCGATCAGCCAGGACAGTTAAGAACTATATCGGTGGAACTGTGGTTGTGGTGCGTAGGGGCGGGGACGTTCACCCTGAGGTGCGTGGCACTGAGGGCCTTGAGGATGGCTGGCACCTGTACTACATCCACAAGGGAATAGAGACCACCGGGCGTGACTTAAGGGATTCAGGTGTTAAGTATACCAAGAGTTTCCGAACCTTGAAGGAAGCAAAGGAGGTGATGTCTGACATAAGTGAGTCTGGGGACGAGGCAGCAAGCCGATTCTCTGACACATTTATGATTCAACCGGGTGACATGGCCGCTATGAGTGTCCGTGAGCATAGGATAGAAAGCATTGCCGAGATGGCAGCGGATACGTCCAGGTTGCCGGGCCTAGAGGTGAAGAAGAAAGACGAGTTGGCGTTCATTGAAGAGATGAAGAAGTTCATAGGCGAATCAGACGCAGAGTCAAGCATAACGGAACGAAAGAGATTTATCTTTGAGGCCGACGAGGCTATCAATGCCAAGCAGACAGAGTTAGATAACCTATCGTGGGACAGTGACAAGGCCGAGGCTGTGTGGAAGGGGTGGTCAACCCCATCACAGGGTGACGTCCTTTCCTTGGTTCATACCGACCCCACAATGCAACGGTCACTGCTCATAGCGGACAAGTATGTTGAAAGGTTCCTTCGTATATCCTCAGACGCACAGAGGCACAACTTCTACCAAGGGCTTGGCCTCAAGGTGGTTGCTTTCCACCGCCTTGCTCACGGGGACACCATTCAGTTCCAGAGGGAGACAAACAAGTTACTGGAGGAAGCCCACCGGATAGAGCGGTCGCTCCGTGAGGTGTCCGACAAGATGACAGACGAGGACCTCGTCAAGAATCACCTGCGTGTGATCGAGATAGAGGACGAACTGTCCATACTAACAGAGACCCAACGTCTACGCATGGACGTGCGTATGAATAGTTCTTACGGTAAAGAAGAACTACAAAAGATGCTGGCCAAAGTTACGAAGGTGACGGAAGCATTGCGCTCGGCACGTAAGGCTGTGCGTGAGGCTGGCGATGACGACAAGGAAGCGTTGTCTGTGGCATACGACAAGGCATACAAGGATTACACTAAACTTAGCAAGAGGGTGTCCAAGGGTGAGGTGCCCGGTTCGATTGAGCCTGAGGGTAAGATACGCCCCGACCGGGTGTTAGAATGGTCAAGCAGCGAGCCACCTTCCTCTACTATCCTTGCTGCCGTGTCTTCCAACAGGAGTATTCACGCGGAAATCATTGCTTGGCGCATGGCTAAGGTGACTGACCGTGTAATCGAAGAGCGTACACATGCCTGGCAGGTAAGCATAAGTCAACTACCACACAGGGCAGTGCTGCTGCGAGAGTTTATCGAGAACATTAAAGCAGATCCGGGCAGGTCAAAGAAGCACGCCAAGGTTAAGGACCGGGCCATATCAGACCTGGACATAGTACACCAGAGGATATTCAACACGTGGCAACGAGTGCCAGAGAATAGGCTATGGTCTGCTTCTGTTAACTTGGTTCGCAACTACAACTTCGCAACCAACATGGGTGGCGTGACATTCTCTAGCCTACCCGACATCGCCATGGGAATCTTTGTCGCTGGCCCAGGGCCATTCCTTGCTGCCACCTACAAGTATGGCCTGTATAAGATAAAGAGGATGATCAAGACCCTACCACCAGATGAGAAGTACTGGGTTCAAGACCTAATATATGCTCAAGAGTTAGTCGGTACAAACATGCAGGGTAGGGCTGGCTCCATCGCAAGCGTCAAGGCTGAGATGGCAGGGAAGCGATCCTACTCAGTGACTGATAGGTTAGAGCAGACAAGCGAAGCCGTCGCAAATGCAACCACCAACCTGATCTTACTCAACAGGTGGAATGGTTTCTGGAAGTCAGTCAACTCCCTTGCATCTGCCAGCCGTATATCACGTATCGCAGATGACCTAGCAAAGGGCAAGAGCATTGATAGGTTCTGGGCTAACCGCCGGGGCGACAAGCGATTCATTTCGCACATGCGCCTGAACGAAAGAGACCTGCTTGACATAGACAAACTGAACAAGAAGTTCGGTAGTGTCTACGAGAATGACATGGGAGGTAAGTTCTACCAAACGAAGGCGGAGGACTGGTCATCAACTGTCGGGGTGTCACAACGTAGGGCCATGGAACTGCGTGCCAGGGTTACCGCCTCTGTAACTACAGCGGGAGAAATGGGTATCATAACACCTGGAGCAGGCAACGTGCCGGGCATGGCGGACAGAACTATCTTCGCACGTGTCATGCTACAGTTCAAGAAGTTCTTCATTGTCGCAACGGAGCAGTTGCTCATCCCACTAGCGCAGAGGATGGGCTCGTTCGACTTGACTGCTTACGGAACAGCCGTTGGGTTAATGGTGGCAGGCACCATGGTCACTGCTGGCAAGGACGCCATGCGTGGGCGTGAATCCTTCCCCCATATATCAGGCACAGGCGGCAGAGCGAGGGGCAGCACGAAAGAACAGTACTACGCAAACGTGGCCAAACTTGCCATGAACGCAGTGGATAGAAGCGGTGCCATGGCCATACTCAGCGAGCCATGGGGCATGCTAGAGAGCACCACGTACCCGCCTAGCGACATACTTACCCAGAACCTCCTTGGATCCAACACTGGTGGTGGGTTGAGCAGGTCGCAGCAGAAGGGGTGGGTTGAGCAAATGATGGGGCCCACTGTGGGCAAGTTGCACGAGGCGTGGTGGATGGGTAACGAGGCACTACAAATAATGGTCGGCGGTAAGCCCTTAAATGCCAAGCACTTATCGCGAGGCAGGCGTTTCGTGCCATGGCAAAACGTGCTACCCTTCACACTACTAGTAGACACTGGACTTTCGATGGCGGCGGCGGGTAGGGCATACAACCAGCGGTCTCCTTGGCAGAAGAACTGGACACCAGCCGACTTCTACTGGAGGCAGTTCAAGCACATAGAACACCGCCTTGCTCCACTGCTAATGGACGTAGACTTCACTGGATACGACCCTAAAACTAGCATAATGGAGTAGACCATGGAAGAAATACTGAAAGAACTGATCTTGCAGGCACCATGGGGAGTGGCTATACTGGTAGTAGTACTGGCTTTCCTGAGGCACCTTGCCAAGTATTCAGGCTATATGCCAAGTGGCTAAGGCGCTGGCTAGGCTAGAGGAGCGAGTGGAATCCATGCAGCAAGAACTAAGGAGTAAGTGATGAAGTTTGATAAAAAGTTGTCGGGAGTAGTTTTGTTCTGGGTCATGATCCTGGGCGTATGCTTTATTGTAGCCACGTCAGGTTGTGAGGTGATCAGAGAGGTCGTGCTTGACGCTGACGGTGTGCCCACAGGCGTCGAGACGGTGGTCGTGGAGGGGCCGGGCGGTGACATGGTGGCTGTCGGCCATGAGGTGGTCGAACGTCTAGCACCCCTGCTACCGGAGCCCTGGAACACAATCTTCACTGCGCTGGCTGCTGGCTTCACTGCTGTGTTTGGCACATGGGTGTTCAGGAACAGAAAGAAGAAGTAATGTCTGTGTTTGGCAAGTTACTAAGAGGGCTTGGCTTTGGGCTGGGCAGGGGTAGGGCCTCAAGGAAACTACGTGGCATTGACACCCCCAAGGCTAGCCTCAAGAGTACGTACGGTGCGAAGACACCTCGTACACCTAAGACTAAGACTACAGTCCCAGCAGTAAGCGTGACCTATGACCCCCAACTACTCCCCATGAACCTAATGGCCGACGACATTCCCATCGCACGCCTGGGCAGTTCTGCGACAGGGAATAGAATGCCACCTGAGTCAGGGAATAAATGGTTCAAAGGGAAGCCCTCCAGGGAAACCACCTACGCAGACTATGTGGATGAAAACGTTAAGGACTGGCTCAATCAGGCCAAGGTGCCCTACCCAGTACACCCAAGGACTTGGGAAGTATTCGCTGGAGAAGCGCATGATCAGGCGGTTTCACTACGCCATTTCTTCAATGAGTCAGCGAAGATTACCGGAAAAGTAGCACCAAGTCGTGCTGTCCGCATGGATATTACCCGGAAACTAGCCGATAGCCATGGTAAACTACTTCGACCTACCTCGGAGGAGTTAAAATACATGCGACCAATGGCGGGCGAGAAGCGAGACCAGATCAGGATAATAGCGAACCCGTTTGAAGACATGGAATATATATTACTGCGTGCATTAGAGAAACAGAAGCGACCAATATATCGACCCGCTGCCCAGGCGGAGNNCGCTGAAGTACCAGCACCCTCAGCCATCAAACATACTGCTGAGTTTCGTAGGGNAATGGCCAAGCATGGCGGGGATCCCTCCGAAGTAACGCTGATCCAGTTTGGTAAGCCAGTAAAGAAAACTACCAAGCCGTTGCAGTTGTCCGAAAGGCTACGCAGTTTCAAGAAGCAGAAGGCAAAGACAAGGGCGAAGAAGATCGCGAAGTATGGCTTGGCTGGAGCCGTGGTGTATGGCTCAACACCTTGGGGCAGAGGTAAGAAGTGATGGCTAAGCAGNTGGCNAAGTGGAAGCCTTACAAGTGGGTGCCTGAGCGTAAGAAAGAGCCAGCCCACCGCAACATACTTGCGTCACTCAACTACATAGGGTGGATAGGTGCTAACAAGAAGCCTGCCCTGTCCGAGGCTCATAAGGATATTCGCCCGCATAACATAGTCATGAAGGGCACACCCTTAGAGGGGAAGCGGGAGCAGACGGCATTCTTGCACGCCCTCTTCGATGCACGCACCCCAACTAACACTAAAGGGAACGTTAGGCCTAATGACCTTGCATTCGTTGCGAAGTTGCTTGCTGCGACAAGGCACTACGAGGGCGGTAGCGTAAGCCCACGACCAGGAAACATAATGGGTGAGAAGGCACCAGGGTCAATGGACGTGCCACACCCAGCGTTCAAAGATCCTCGCACCGCACTGTATAGAACACAGTTCGGCTGGACAGCAGCGGCTATACAGAACAGAGTAGACGAGGCAAGGAGGGCAGGGACCAGCACTGCACACATGGATATATTCAAAACCCATGTCAATAGACGAACCCCTGTAGAGGGAGCAGACGACGACCCTAATCAGGTGAACAAAAACGCATGGCCTATTGGTAGTGCAAAACTAAAAGAACTAATGAAGCAGCAGGAAGAGATCGACCGCTCACAACTGCGGGGGATTCAGAGGTTCAGGGAGAAGGAACGACAGCGTGCCTTCGGTGCAAAGTAGGGAGAGGCCGATTGGTATTCAGCCCCTCCCTGTCCATTTAGCGCCATATTCCCAGGTGTTCCGGGTCGGGTCGGTTGCTCCGGAGCCCACAGCGGGGCGCACAGGCGCTCGAAATCTCCATTATCTTCTGCGAGTCGTTGCGTGACTGAGCCTGTCGTTCCCTGACGCAGCCTCACTCACCCCAGAAGCCTCGTTGCCATCGTCGTCCGTGTCAACCGACACACCACACAGCCCCTGCACCAGCCACCTACGTGCGTACGTGTGGAAGGAGGCGAACTGGTGGACACCTGTCTGCTTCGGGCAATGCACCACAGAATCCCGGCTGTCAGTGCCGTACGCCAGTACCGCTGTGATGTAGTGGCCGTCACGCTCACGCTTGTTGCGCACGATAGTACTTGACGACCCGTCAGTGTGATTGATCTGCTCCTCCTCCGTGTAGTCCATGTAAGCAGGCGACACCTCAGTGTGCAGGGATAGCCCATGCCTGGACAACACCTTACGCACGCTCTTGAGCAATGCGCCAAGGCTTACGTACTTGCTGCGGAAGTGAGTGTTCTCCATATCAGCAGCAGCATCCGCCAACTCACCCTGTGCCATGGCCAATGCCTCACATAGGTTCTCAGGGATCCTCACCACTGCCTTCTGGGTTTGACTCTCTCGCTTCTGCGTCATATCTAGTCCTCCATTTCGTCAAGGGCCTCTCTTAGCCCGTCCTTTAATGTAGTCAACAACTTCTCCGTATCTGCAACGTCACGGAAACACTTGTCGAAGTCGGCGGTGACCTCTGACTGTGTCTCCCCTACTACAAGGTGTGTCTCTACTGACTCGGTCTCTAGTTTGCCGAACCAGTTGACGTTTACCGTTATCGTCAGTTCTGCATACTGCTTACCAACCCCGTTCACTATCTCCCTTAGCATTGCCTCTTGGTCTAGTTCCTTGAAGGCACGGAGTAGTTCCTCTCGGTAGGGTACTTGGTTGTCACCAAGAGATTCAAAACCTTTACGTGGTTTCATCTGGGTCCTCCTTGATCTTGAGGGATCGGTAAGTGGACGCCGCGAACTTCTTTGTGTACGCCTTACGCTTACGCTTGTGGTACCTGAGCACCCCGCCGCCGTAACTACCCACCTCTGCATCGCCAAGGCTCTCAAGCAACTTCATCTTTGCTTCCTTGAGCACCTTGCTTGCCTTGCGGTGGACAGCCATAGCCGCTTGGTAGTCTTCAACCAACTTGTCGTCTATCGGTACCACCTTGTCGGGCACACGCTTCATACGCTGTATGGTTCGTGGTGCAGGTGTAGTATCAGCAGGTGGCACCCCCGCAAGGACGTTATCCTTCCAGAAGTCACCGCACTGCTCAACTAGCCTGCTGATTATGTCCTCGTCACGATCTACTACGTATAGTTTGAAGGCAAGAACAAAGTCAGGCATGAGGCATGGCACCCACACACGGTCAAGTCCTGTGACAAACATCTGCCACTGCACCTGAGCAATGTAGTGTATGGGTATCTGGTCAGTACTCTCTTCACCCCAGCCATCACACATACTGGTAGTCTTCGCTTCGATTGCCTCGTTTGTTCCGACAATCAATGCGTCGAGAGTAGCACTGGCCCACTTGTGTTCCTTGTGCACCCTGAACTGGTTGCGCTTCACCTTGACACCAAGCGATTGGGCTGCAAAATCTATTACAGAATCCTCAAGAAGTATGCCAGCCTGTATCGCCTTGTTAACTGTGTCCTTGGTGTCCTCAAACTCAGCAGTCTTATCGTAGTACACGTCAGACGCTGTCTTCCACGGGCTTACACCTATGATTGCCGGGACGTCAGAGGCACCGATATATTTCCTGCGCCTGAGACGGTGTTTTCCTGTTAATGACACGACTCTTACTCCTTCATGGGCTACGTATCCGAATCGGTACTGTGTCCAATGAGACAGGTTACAATAACACTAGCCACTACTAACGCTAGTGCCTGGAATGCAACCTGCTCACTGGAAAACAGCACAGCAAGGGGAAGAACGGTCAAACACAGGAACAACATGATGATTGCTCCTGCGAAGTACAACTATGCCACCTCGCNCTTCATGAACCAGCGACAGTAGTCACCGACCAGCGAAACGATCTCGTCCTCCGCTGCGTACTTAGCATCACGTGTGCCTAAGTCTATGCTTGGGTCTTCGTTGTCGCAGGTCAACAGCGCACTTGAGTACTTGATCAGCCTGTCCAGTTGAGGCGAGCACCTGCCCGTCTCGTAGTTGGAGACTGTCAACTTGGACACACCGCACAACTCAGCGGCCTTCTCCTGTGTGAGGTTGTATTGCTTGCGCAACTGTCGCAGAGGATTGAACTCCCCGTGTCGCTTCAACTTGATCAAACGCTTGACCTCTTCAATGTCGAAGGTGCCGTCCTCTTCTGCCAACTGGCTCAAAATACCTGCCAACTGTCGGCTACTGTAGTCTAAGACACCGGCTTCCTGGGCTTCAACGCCGTCCATAACTCATACTCCCTTATCAATCGCATTGGCTCCACACCATACAGCATGGATAGCCTTGTTAGTTTATCAGTGGAGCAGCGCACCCTGCACCGCTCGTAATCACTGATCGTCGCGAGAGACAGGCCCATTGCCTGCCCTACCTCTGATAACTTCAGCCCCTTGAGTTTGCGATACTCCCATAACGGGGACAAAGATTTCCATGTGTCCATGTTATGCAGTATAGTACCTCCCTTCATGCAACCTCAACAGGCTGACCCTACTCCCGTGTTAATGGCTAGTTATGTCATGCTATGTGGAGTAAGAAGAGGGGGGCAGGACAAAGCATGACCCCTTTCCCCTGGTTAAACCAATAAACCCCAGGAAAGATCACCCTTTCGTCGTGTCCTGCCCCCTCAGGAAAGGAGAGTTTCAATCAGTCCGTCATACTTCGTCCTGGTCGAGACTCTCCAGTACATTCTCCAGTCGTACGCCCAGCGCAATGAGTGATTTATTGGAGACATCTAACTGGTCTCCCAGATACGATATGAGGGCATGGTTCGCTGCCTCTCCGACACCTAGCACCAGTCGAGCAACCTCCATGACTGTCACTAACTCCGAGGTGTTAAGCGTGTCGTCGGACCGGTCAGGTGGAGGGTCACCCATGAGGGGCTTGTCGTCTGGCAGCCAACTCCATGTCCCATCTTCACGTCTCTCAGGCATTACTCCCCACTCTCTGCACGAACGCCGCAAGGTTGTCGAACATGAACCTTGAAGTCTTGTCCTTCTTAGCCGGAACACCGAGTGGCTTCAAGCACACGAGGCTACGGCTAGGGTCCAGTCCCCTTGCGTCATTCTTCGTACCGTCTACAAGAGTGTATCCGATCTCACCTACGAGGTCAAGCGCAGGATCGTCATGAATCTCAGGAAACTCACGGAATACCGCAGCCACATTGCCATGGCTCTTCACTTCATGCCAGCGAGTTGAGGTACCTATGATTGCCGAGGTCCAATGATCCCTACTACCTGCACTGAACGTCAGTTTGTAGTTGATCGGGAAGCCTTCAAAGAAATGTGACAGTGTCCCACTAAGGTACTTCACCATGCGAGGGTAGTCCTTAGTGTAGTCAAAAAACATTATGTCAGGCTCCCTGTACTGTAGCCACTTGATAGGGCTGTACCTGTCGCTATACCAATCAAGGTCACTACCCCCATTGAGCCTGACCCATAGGGCCAACTCTCCAGGTGCGTAGCGTACCCCCTTCTTGGTGAAGCCTCGGTCAACCTTCCTCTTGAGTTCCAGTATCTCTACCACAAGGCACTCATAGAACGCTTCCTTGTCCGCTATGTACAAGAGCGTCTTCAATGCCTCGTAGATGTGAAGATCATTGTACCGCAACCTGCCTGCGTACTGGGCTAGGCATACAAACTTACAAGTACAAGCGTAGTCGCAAGCATTGAATGTCCTAACCCTGTCCAGCAGTGTGTCGAATGGTATGCCAGCAGCAGCAGCAACAGCAGTGACTAGCCGCCTTCCAAGTGCGGTGCCTTCTGCGTAATACTTTCCGCTAGTGTTATTGAACACCATACGATAGAGTGACTTCTCTGGTGACAGGTACATGACTGGTGTCAGTACGCCACCCTTCAAGGACTTCTCTACCTTGAGGCTAGTGCCCAGAAGATTCTGAAGAACGAATGGTCTCCCGTCTGCTTGACGGAAGACATTAGGTACTTCCACATACATGACTCTACTCCTTTCCAGAGTATTCTTCTACTCCAGGGGGTGTCATGATAGATAGCGTAGGGTTGGGCGGAGGCACGGACTCACTGAACACGTACCCCCGCCCATAGATCACCTATCAGTCTGCTACGGGGTGCCCGTAGTTATTGCAGTCTACCCCGAACAGGGTCGGAACCAAGAATGGTGCACCATGTGCCCCGCACCCTTGCAGTTCCATGCCTTCGGGGTCCGCCTCTGCCCTCGACTTCACCATGTCGAGCACCTCAATGAGACGCTTGACTCGCACCGGGTTGGGCACGTAGCCCTTCGCAGTCTTTCCCAGGTACTGAGTCATACACTGTCGAAGACCGAAGGCAGTGTGGCCTCCGTCCTCCTGAGTGCTGTCCATTTCGTGGTCGTAACCATTCTTGAACCTCATGGGTGTGGTGTGTGCTGTCCAGTCCTGAATGACCTTGATGGTCTTGCTCAGGCTCCTGCCAGTACACTGAATAGGAGCGCCGTTCGCAGGTCTGAGAACGTCAATGAAGCGACTGCTTCTAGTCTTACCGGGCAGCGGGTCCATTGCTTGCACACCAAAGGCGTCGTCAGTCTGGAACGGTCTGGTCTTACCTGTTACCCTGTCCCAGTGGGGATCATTGTTAATCCATGACTGCCTTGCCTTGAGCAGGTTCATAGTCACAGCGTCTCCATGCAGGCAGTAGTGTACCGCTTTGCAAAACTGACCCCGGTCCAACATGAGGTTGTCGAGTCCATCAATCTGGGTGTAGAAAGCAGCGACAGTTTCCTTGATGGCATTGGTGCTTGGCAGTTGCTTCCAGAGTGAGTCGAGGTCAATCTTCCCACCCTTGTGCACTACCGACCAGTTGAACAGTTCCGCGGTGTCGAAGATCTCAAGATTGAGACACGATACCCGGAAGATCACTACCCTCGCTGACGCACGGCCAGTACCAAAGTAGTTGTCCTCCACAACCAGGCTGACCTTGTAGAGATCGCCACGGCGTGGTGCCTCTGGCAGGGGAATAGCGAGGTCGATCTTCATGGCCACCGATACCGGCACCCGATTGACCTTGGTTGGTCCTTCTCCAGTGCTATCCTTTATCGACCTCCACACCACCTTGCAGTCGATGCTGCTGGGGTCTCCCCCATACTCGCTCTGCAACGCAGTCAAGATCGGTCCGAATACATCGACTGGATCCAGCAGCCTGTACCTTGGCGACACACCTGCTGCACTAGCAGTCCCACCGTTGGGGTCAGTGTGCTTGATCAGCCTCGACCCGCTCTGCCTGAACTCCTTACCGTGCAGGTAATGGGCTGGCACCACCTCGAATGTGCCGATACCGGCACCGTGAAGTACACCTCGCAACTGATTGCGTATGCAATCTACCATGACTCTACTCCCTTCCAGGAGTACTCAGCACTGTGCTGAGTGTATTTGTAGTGGGTGTAGGTTAGTTCTTATTGGTTAATCAGAGTCTCCACCTTCGCCACAATGGCCCCTAGTTTCACCTTGGTGGGCCCTGTGAGCAGGACCTCCATGTCAAGCAACGCCTCGATCATGGTCAGAACTTTTTCCATGTCCTTTTGTTGGTCAGTACACCGCTCTTGTAGGTCAGTACACCGCTTTTGTACGGCGGCCAACTTGTCTAGAGTACGAGAAAACTCGCTGTCTTCCTCGTCGTCGGTGGACAGAGACGGTATCATGTTGTCGTCGTCGTCGTAAAAAACCATGCGCTCTCCTTCTCCTTGCCAACACCCACTACAAGTACACTCTGCTCCCTGAGTTGAGTGTATGTGCAAGAGTCGTAACAGAGGGGAGCACCACCACTACCAGCAATGGCACTCCCCAGATAGTACGGGCCTACCCCTTGTGGCTACATTATCATTCCATGTAACTCCTATCCGTTCGCGACCATTGCACATACACTCAACTCCCTAAGTAAA